GACCTTGCGTGATTACTTTGCGGCAAAGGTTTTACAGGCGCAGTTATCAATGCCCGAAACTGCTATTGCCATATCAACTAACAAAATAACATTTCAAGATATTTGTGGTGGTTGTTATGAAATGGCAGACGCAATGTTGAAAGAGAGAGAAGCATGACTGAAATCGTACAAGGCTCACCAGAATGGCATCAACAAAGACTGGGGAAGGCTACTGCTTCTCGTATCTCTGACATTGTTGCCAAAACAAAGACAGGTTACAGCACCAGTAGAGCTAACTACATGGCTCAGTTGGTCGTAGAACGCATGACCAACCAAGTGGCAGAGTCTTACTCAAATGCTGCGATGGAATGGGGTGTTGAGAACGAAACCTTTGCCAGAGCCGCATACGAGGCTAAAACAGGCAATATGGTCGATCAGGTAGGTGCTATTGACCATCCTAGTATTCCTATGTCTGCCGCCTCTCCTGATGGCTTGGTGGGTGATGATGGATGCCTAGAGATCAAGTGTCCTAACACTGCCACCCATATTGACACAATTCTTGGTGAAGAACCATCCAAGAAATACTATGACCAGATGCAGTGGCAGATGCGATGTGCAGACAGAAGTTGGTGCGACTTTGTGAGTTTTGACCCACGAATGCCTAGCCATCTTCAGTTGTTCATCAAAAGAATCGAGCGCAATGACTTGTACATTGCAGAACTCGAAAAAGAGGTTATCCAGTTTCTTGCGGAAGTGGACGACAAAGTTAAAAAACTCAATGAAATTAAGGTGTAAATATGGAACAGCTACAGATTAGCCAAGAGTATGTTCTTTCTGCATTTGACTATCAAGATGGTCAATTGATTCGCAAGATCGGCAGAAAAGGTGAAATTGGTGCTGTTGCTGGCTGTATTCACAAGGGTACAGGCTATATCCATATCAAGATTAAAGCCAAAGCGTTTAAGGCGCATCGCTTGATTTTCTTGTATCACAATGGATATTTGCCTGACCTTATTGACCACATTGATGGAAATAAATTAAACAATCGAATTGAAAATTTGAGAGAGGCAAGCAAACAAGAAAATTGCCAAAACCAAAAGGTTCGATTGACCAATTCTTCAGGCGTTAAAGGAGTGTCATGGCACAAGGCTAATAAAAAATGGATAGTTGCAGTTTGCAAAAATTACAAGTCTTATTACTGCGGGACTTTTGAAGATAAAGAACTAGCAGAGTTGGTAGCGATGGAGGCAACAAACAAGTTGCACAAACAATTTTCAGCATACAAAGGAGTGTTACATGGATGAAAATCAGAGAAATAATAGTGGCGTTTTGTTCAAATCAGATCGCAAAGAGAAGCCAAACCATCCTGATTATCGTGGGTCTATTGTTGTTAATGGAGACAACTATTGGATTTCTGGATGGATTAAGGAAGGCAAGAACGGCAAGTTCATGGGTCTTGCAGTGACCAAAAAAGAAGATCAATCTCAAGCACCACAAGCCAAGCCTAAAGCTGGATTTGATGACATGGACTCGGACATCCCTTTTTAGAGTCTGACTGAATAAGAGGGAAAGTAATGCTGGCATTCGATACGCAAGGCAATTGCACCAGTGTTACGAGTACCTCACCTTTTTAAACAGGAGTGAATGATGAGTAAATTAGACGATATACATTTTGGTGGTGGCGTGAAGAAGTTCTTTGACTTGCCTATCTTTGGTCGGGCAAGAGCTTCAGACCCAATTACCAGCTTTGAAGCAGCAGATTCAGCTAAAGACTTGGCCTCCAAGCACTTTGGCATCATTGTGGACTGTTTAAAGGCTCATGGTGCGCTTGGCAAGGATGGGATAGCCCAACATAGCGGCTTAGACTCAAATCAGGTTGCAAGGCGTTTAAATGAGTTGTCCAATATGGACTTAATTGAGTTGACAGGACGCACAGTCAAGTCAAAATCAGGACGTAACGAACGTGAATGGAAGGTCAAGGGTGCTGAGTAACGTCATCAACATCTTGCTTGTACTCGCATTGGGAGGAGCAGTGACGCTACTAGCTATAGTCGCCCTGCTCTTTTTCCTAGACGATTAGGCCACCAAACCATTCAAGTAGGTGGTCTTACCCGCCACCTTGGTGGCAGTCAATTCCTGTTTCTTCAGGTTATTTGGGTCGTAAGACACATGAACCCAACCACTGTCAGGAATGCCTGGGGTGTAGAACTCCAGAATCAACTGCGTGTACTCAAGGTTATCCATAATCCACTGAGCCAGATCAGCATTGGCAACACCAACAATCTCGATGTCTGCCGCCATACCCTTGCAGTGGTCAGAAGTCTTAGAGCCACCAACGGCAGCATTGGACTCAGGACTGCGATAGGCAGAATTCACGCTAACAGACTTGTCAAAGTGTTCACGAACAGGTTGAAGCACCTTCTCGCAAAGGGTTTTCAAGTTCTCCAAAGCCTCGTCATCAGGAGTATTGTCCAACCCTAACCGAGTGGCAGTATCTGACTTTGTGAGTTCTTTGAGGGTGAAGTTAGCTGACAGGTTCATTTTTTCTCCTTTAAGGTTTCGTAGATGGATTCGTAGGCTTGTTGACAGGCGGTGAGTTGTCTGATTGCTTCATCTCCATCGTCTGTGATGGCGATAAGAGTTTGAGCAGTCGTTGCGTCAAGTTCGCCTCCCTCTTGACTGCTATTTCCTGTGGAAGGGGCGGTATCTGAGGAGGTTGATATGGGGCAGTTGGTTTTGACAGGAAGCCGCAACTTGAGAGCGCCAGAGGCAATAGCCAAATCACGCTCTTTTGAAATCTGTCTTGCTTTCTCATTTGATGTCCTTAGTGCCGTAGCTGTTGATGTCACTGCTGTTGCCAAAGCAGCCTCTTTTGTCCTTGCAACCGCATTTAAACGAGCAATCTCTAGTTGTTGAGAGACATTCTCATCATGCTTGCCCTTGAAGTAACCACTCCCAAAAGAAATGGTTACAGACAAGACAAACCCCAAGATTACCCAAGGGTTAAAGATACTCATGGCGTAGGTGGCTCATCGTTGTCAGTGGCTTCAGCCTTAGCACTGGCATTGGCAATAGCCTTTACACCAGAACGACCTGCTACACCACCCAAGACACCAGTGATAAATACCATGATGGTGCTGATCTGTTGCGTGTAAACCTTGTCAATTGCCGCCATAGCACCATTCATAGGCTGAGTGACAAAGGAGACTGAGTACAGGAACATACCCATAGAAGCCAACAGAATTGTCACCAAGACTACGATAACGAATGCCCATACCCTGACTTCAATCTCGTCTGCGGTCAAACGGTTGTTTTGCTTGTATCCAATGGTTGCCATTACTTTTTCTCCTCTGGTTTGACTAACATTTCAGGACAAGTACCTGTAGCGGTACAAATCGGTGGCTTACATTCATCTTTTGCCCAATTCAGTGGGTCTTGGCAAGGATAGCGAAATCTATCGGAACAGCCAGTTAAAAGAATGGTCAAGATTATGATTTGAATGTTATTTTTCATCATGATGTATGGTGAGTGAAATATGTGTTTTCAACTGATTTTCTTGCAAATGATGCTTCTTGAGCAGTTGCAAAATAACCTATGTGAATTGCTTTTCCATTGTGCGTAATGTTTGCTTGCCAAGGCTTAGTCCTTCCTTGAAGTCGTTTAACAAAATGAACTCCTTTATATCCTGATGTGTTTTGATTTACTCTAAACATATTTTCAGCATTTTGTTTTGGTGTTGCAAGCCTAAGATTTGATATGCAATTATTTGTTCGGCATCTATCAATATGATCTAAGCTTCTTGTTGGAAATTCTCCATAAACATAGAACCACATAAGCCTATGTGCAAGATATTCTTTTCCATCAACACCAATCTTTATATATCCATTAGACATCAAATTGCCAGCTTCTTTATCTTTTTTACCCTTACCACCAGTGTCTGACTTCCAAATAAAAATTCCTTTATTTGCGTCTACAAATAGTAGTTGATTCAATCTTTCAAACGTCAATACGGTATTTGTATCCATTGGGCTTTATCCTCCTGTCAAAAACAGGATTGTCAGCAAAAGCATCAGGCTCTTTACGGTCTTTGTCACGCTGTTTCCTTTCAATGCGTTGTTCAATCTTCTCTAACTTCTGCAAAGCACGTTTAGCTTCATTCTTTGCTTCCAAGATGTCCAAGTACAGCATTCCAGCCATAGGAAGCAATAGAGCGATCAGTACGCAACAAGCAACCCACCCCATGATTTCCTCTCCTATCTCCTGACGAACAGAAACCACATCCATATGTAAAGGAGTAGGATTGCTGTTCCCACTAGGTACGCTTCTTTTAGCATTAGGTTTCGTTTTGCTTCCCGCCGCCGCCATTGCTTGTACCTCTCTTTGGACTCCTCTATCAGCCTGGCTTCTTCTTGCTCCTTTTTGATGATGTCACGCATCTCAAAGACTGAACTGTACAAAGCGCCCATCTCAGGAGGGCTGTGGTAAACCATAGTCTCCCTGATTTGGACAATCAACCTGTCCATCTCCTGTTGAGCCATCACTCGTTTGAGTGCCGCCTCCATGTGGTTTTGATCTGGGTCGTAAACTGTTTTAGACTTTTCTTCTTCTTCTCT